GAACGGAAAAGTATAGGAGATTCTTCCTTTTTTTCTTCTTTCTTTTCCTCTTCTTCGTTCATAAAGTCAAACTCTCCATGTATAAATCTTTTACCAAGAGTTTCAATTTATCTTTATTATCCACATTTTCCATAACATCTATTTCTTTATTAATTATACTTAATGTGTCTTCTGCAATATCAATATCGGTTTCAATTTGTTTCTCTTGATAATCTTCAATTATTGATATTTCTTGTGCAGATGCAGCATACAGGTTATCAACAAATTTGTCAAACACATATGGTTTTGTTTTGTTCATTACCATTATTTTGACGAAACAATTTTTGTATTTAGAAAAATCCTCATTCAATAAATCCTGAGTTTCTTTCTTTGTGTCGTCATATTTAATTTTAAAGAAAATCTTGTTTGGGTTTTTTATAAATTCCAAAGTTCTTGTTTTGGTATCAAGAATATGAAATCCTTTTTGTGAGGATTCGTCACCAAAATTTAATTCATATTGTGTTCCAACATAATGAATATTTCCTTTTGATTGCTTGATATGAAAATGACCAGATAAAACCATTTCAAATCTACTAAATTCTTTTTCAGTTATTCCGTGTTGATGTACTACACCATTTATTACTTGAAATCCTTTAATTTCAAAATGTCCAACTAATATTGGGCAAGCACAATCTTTAATAAACTTCAAGCATTGGGTTTCATTGTCCTTTGCAATCCACGGAACCATTCCAATGCAAGTATCATCAAAATTTAAAACTTCAGGGCTTTCTAATATTTTGATGTAATTACTTTCGTTATTAAATAACTCTCTTAGAGAATTTAGAGAATTTGTATTCTTATAATAAGTATCGTGATTACCTATGGTAATGTATGTGTTTATTTTGTTTTCAATAAGAGGTTCTAAAAATCTTTTCCTCATTTGAGAGAGTGTGTTAAAATTAATATACTTTCTACGATCTAGAAGATCTCCTAGATGTAGAACATTTTTAATTTTATTTTTCTTTAAATATGGAAAGAATACTTCATCAAAAAATTTAAATGATTGTTCAAGAAAAAACGGAGAGTCATTTCTTGCACCAAAATGCGTATCATTAATAATTGCAAGTTTCATATTATTCAAAAAGATTTTTCTTGTTCTTCTTCTTTCTTTTCTTTTTCTTGGGTTTTGGTTCTAGATTGTTGATATCTTGTTCACTCAAGAAAAAAGTTTTCTGTAAAAATTCACTCATGGTGGATCTACCTTGATTCTCGTTCAACCATTCTGTGAATTTACCATCCATATCACTCATTTGCAAAGCTTTATATTTTACAAATGCTTGTTTCTTTTCTTTTTCTATTCTTCGTAGAAAGGCATAATATATTATTTGGGTAAAATATGAAAAAGGATTTGTTGATTTCTTGGGATCGAAGTTGTGTGCATATAATAGGCAGTTTTCTACTCCATCCCCTACCATATCGTCACGAAAAGGATAACTTATAAAGTTCGGTCGGTGGGATAAATGTTCTGCTATCTTTATAAAACATTCGGCAATGTAATCTGTTACCGGGGGACGGGGTTCGTCACATGCATCTGCTGCATTAACCCGGTTTTTCCACTCTTTCATTGCATCACAGAATAAATCATTATCAATATAATGTTTTAATTTCTTTATTTCTTTTTCTTCGGGTGTCTCTACTGCTTTTTTCTTTTTCTTCTTTTTCATATTATAACCACCATAAGCAACATTATAACAATCTGTGGTACTAAATCAAGAATTTTGTAAAAATTTCCCTTGACAGACTTGACACCTATGTTTACAATCCCTGTGTCTGGTATCAAGAAGATCCATATTAAGAAGCTTTAAGAGCTCTAAGAAACGAATTAAATATAGTCACCGGAATTAGGATCAGGATTCCAATCTGTCCATTTATTTCCGAAGTCAGGACGATCTTTTTCGTCCCCGGTAAATTTATTATCTTTCTTTATTTTTTTAACTATTTTACCCAATTGTTTTGGATCTAATATACCCGCAGTAATTAAATTCATGATTGCTTCAGCAGGAAGCATCATGGAAATATAAAGCATGGGTCTTTCCAATTCTCTTCTTTCTTCGGCCGATTGTTCATTGGGTGGAGGAGGAAGCGTACCGTTTTCCATCGCTTCATTGATTGCTTGCTCACCCATTTCTTCCATTTCTTTGAAAAGATTTCCAAATATTTCATTTAAAATATCTTCATCGCTCACTGGACCTTTATTTGCTTCCTTTAACTTTTTCATTACTTCGTTTGGTTTTGGAAGTTTTGGAAGTTCATCTAATCTTTTCATCTCATTGACATACATTTTTTCCATCTCCTCTGTTGGTTCCAAAAGAGTGGCAATGTATGTTTTTGGAAGATTTACTTGTTTTTCATTCGAATGAATCAACCAATCCTTCAATAAAGTCATATCATATGGTCTTCCCACAGGATCAGTAATAGTAGCCGTTTTAAAAACCATAGGTCTACTGAGAGTAAATGTTCTACTGCTTTTCTCAGTTATCATAGCAATTAATTCTTCGCCACTTTTTAACTTAAGAATTTTACAAGTCATTCAAAATCCTCCAGGCGTATGCTAGTCAAACTATATGAAAACTTCTCATTAGTATATATGTTAATTCGATCATCCATATGACGCAAGGCATGGTTACGATACTTCTTATGCTTTAAATCGTCACCGATGTCATAAACAACTACTTTTTCTTTTGATTCGCTCTTTCTTAATCCTCTTCCAATTGATTGCAATACACGAACAACAGATTTAGACGGGGATGTGAATACAATGTTGTGTATGTTTTTAATATTGATACCCGTAGAACATGTTCCATAAGATGCCACAAGTATACAATCTGTTTGATTGTTTACTATTTGACGAATATCTTCTCTTTCTGCTGCTTCCGTTTTACCATAAATGAGAAAACATGGTTTCTTTGAAACTTTTTCTATATCATTAAACAAAGGTAATCCATGTTTTTCTACAAAATTAAAAAGAACTAAAGTATTTCCTTTTAAATGAGTGCATAGATTTACAATAAATTTGTTTCTTTTTTTATTTGCAACTAACCATTGTATTTCTTCGATATATTTTGCTCTTTTAATTTCTTCTACTTCTTGTGGAGTATATTGTAATAACAAGCAATTAATTTTTAAATTTGCTAATAAATTTTTATCAATTAAAGTTTTTGTTGAAGTTACATTGTAAACTGGACCAAACAAACCTTCTATTACCAATTTATGTACATGTGTTCCGTCGAGAGTTCCTGTTGTTCCAATTCTATACGGACATGTTTTCATCTTAGACATTATTGCTGTAAGAGATTTTGCTTTAAATAAATGACACTCATCACCAAATACACAATAAAAATCTTTAAAATACTCTTCTTTCATTTTGTAAATGCTTTGCCAAGTTGATATTACAATTCTTTTGTTTGTGTGCTTATCTTGTCCTTCATATAGAACATGACAAGATTTAATAAAACCATCTTTATTTGAATATTCTTTAAAGTCATTAAACATCTGTGCTACTAGTCCAGTAGTTGGCACAATAACTAATACTTTTTTATCTTCAGGAATATGGTTTAACAAAAATCGTATAAGAAGATAAATTATTAGTGATTTACCACTTCCGGTAGGAGATATCAGTAATGTTCTTTGTTTTAGTAAAGCATGTTTTACTGCTTTTATTTGATGTTCATGTGGTTGTATTTTTTCACCACCAAGATAGCAAGAAAAAGATTCAAGAAAGGAATCAATTTCTTTTTCTGTTATTGTCGGTTTAATTAAAGGATTAAATTGTATTTTATAATTTCTTTCCTCTGCAAACTTAAACACATAATCAGTTAATCCTGAATATATTGTGTGTGTTAGTGTGTTAAATAAACGAATCTTACCATCCCACAATTTATTTTTAAACGCGGGAGTATATTGGTAATTAGGAACAGTAAATGTAAAAAATGAACTGATTTCTTTTGCTATAGAGCGATCACAGTCTATTTTTAGGTTTACAGAATCTATTTCGTTTATTGTAATCATTGACCTTGTGTGAATTTAATCCAATCAATTGCTGCACGAATGTTCCAAATACGATTGCTTATTCCTTTAACAATATTTTCCAAGTAATTAATTTTTTCGTTTTGATATTCTATTTTGTTTTTAAGAGTAATTAATTCTTTGTCTGAATCTAAAAACTTATCTACATCTTGTCTTAATATTGCCAGTTCAAAAGGTTCCCAGTTTAATTCTGAGAGTTGTTCTTCTGATAATTTTCCTGTGTAATATAACCATTTGTTTTTCTTGAGAATGTTATAGTCACCTTCGTATTTTTTAAGAATAAGTTTTTCATCCATTAAAATACACAGATATTTGTTGTGTATTTGAGGAATATTCAGACTTTCCTTGTCTAGTTGTGTATTGTCTATTTTTATGTCAGACTCAACCATTTTTCTTATTTCATTTAATGATATGCTCATAATGTGTATTATATCAGATATACCAAAAAATGGTAGCTTATTATTGGCGAGCTATTGTGTAATGTGTGTATGAGAATATAGCTGTTGATAATATAGGATCAATATCTTGAACAGAAACATCAAAATCTAAACCAGATAGAGATATAGGAAACATATTATGAAAAGTAACAGTTAAATTTATATTATAGGAACTGTTTAAAATATAAAGAGCGGCACTTGATATTTTTTGATGCTCGGGTAATATTTCAGTTGTACCTAAATCGGTTCCAAGGGATGTCATCCATTCATATATTTCTGTCCAGTTACGCATGTCTTCATCTACTATAAACCCAACCTGCAAATCTTCATAACTTTGTCTTGTACCGGGTCTATTAATTGGTCCTACACCAGTTGGACTGCTTTGTTGTGATATTCCAAATGCCAATGAAGGAAGATTTGCTCTTTGACAGAAAAATGTTACTGTAGGTAATCTAGGAATATACAACAAAAATTTATTTGTTGTTAAATTATTTTGATTTTCCGGTTGCTTTGGATTTTTTGCCAATAAATCACCGGGTAATCTATTTTTAACAGATTGTGGTAAATTATTAAAATAATCGGTATAACTGGTCATACTAATATTTATAAAACAAAACCGAGGGGTATTTCTCCCCTCGGTTTCGAATCAAATTAGATGTGACTTAACTCAGGTTGTTCCACCAGTTTGACCGTGGAGGTTTTTGATTGCAAAGAGTCTGTAGTAGACGTTGCTGTTTGCATCCAAACCATCGGTGTTGGTGGTAATTGCTGTACGACCCTTAGCGAAGGGGTTAGCGACCATTCCGTAACGAGTCTTGAATCCAATCTTGGGTTGGAATGTATCTTGAGATACTGCACGGACCATTTGTAGAGGAACATATGGGCAGTAGAACATACCGGCGTCATAAGGAGATGAACCCTTATAACCAACCATGCAGAAATCTACGCCTTCCTTAACGAATGGGTCGATGAAGACCTTGAACTTACCGTTCAATACACCGGCAAACACATTTCCTGTGTCATCAACATTCATTTGAACATTGAGAGCAGGAGAGAGGTTTAGGAATCCACCCATTGCGAGAGCAGAAGCGACATCTGCGCTGCATAGAATGAAGTTACCCTTTCCTCTACGAGTTTGCTTGGCAATTAGGTTTGCTTCGCGCTCAATCTGGAACATTAGTCCACGGAAGCGTTCTGCACTCCAACGACCGTCAGAGTCAGCGAGAACATCGTAGACACCGTTTCCTGCACCAGCCAAGTCGGCGTTTTGAGCACCTGTCTTGGCGATGGTGTAGACTGAACGAATAATTTCACGGTTGATTTCGTTCAAGATTTCTGTGCTTAGAATGTTGGCGAGTTCTGACTCAGCATCTAGACCGTGAACAGCCTTAAGGTCTTGAGCCAACTCAGTTGTGTATTCTGCCTTTAGTGCGCGTGTTCTTGCTTCGACGGCAACACGCTCAATGCTGAAGGCCATTTCACGGAACTGATATGAATCGCTAGGACCACCCAATTGTTCTGCTTGTGTTGTCAATATACCACGGAACTTAGAGAACAAATCGTTTCTTGTTCCTGTTGATGTGATTGGTTCAACACCCAAGGTGTGACCGGCCAACATTGCAGCATTATATGCACCGCAAGCACCAGTAGCACCTGAATATGCGGGCCATGCTTCATCGAATCTTGCTTCCTCTCCACCTTGTGTGTTATATCTTGATCTCATTGCAAAGATCAATCCGGTGGGAGCAGTCATTGGTTGAACGCCAGCAATATCGTATGCTACGATGTTGGGCATTGCACGACGAACAAGGCTGATTAGAATTGGATCATAACCAGCAAGATTGCTATTGGCACCCATACCACCGATGTTAACTTGACCTGTAGCAAAGTTACCACCCATAGCATTTACGGGAGTTTCTGTGAGCATTCCTTCGTTGAGAGCCTTACGCTGATTCTCTAAGAGAACAGCAGTTACTCTGCGCTTGTGTACATCATTAATTTCTGGGAGTTCGTTGTGATTAAGAACTGGGTCCCATTTTTCTACTAGTGTGTCATACGGTGTTACTGAATTAAAGTCCATCTTTATCTCCTTGTTATTATTATATATTAATTTGAACTTTTACAATTAGTTTTTGCGAGGTGTATTTGTTAGTTTCAATTGATTGCTAATGGTTTTTACATAGTTTTCCATAAGCGGATCTGCACCTGTTGGTTTTGACGATGTTTCTGTAGTTTCATCAGAAATTACAGTATTTTTAGCGTTTGGTCCAAAGTATGATTCTTTAAGAATTTTTACTTTTTCTGTGTACTGTTCGAGACTATCGAATTCAATATTTTCTGACAATTTGGCAAGTTTTTCTACTTCTGTGTCTGCCAAATTTTCACTTATTTCAATGAAAGATTCTGCACACTTATGAGCAAGAATTTCATTTTTAAGTTGAAGATTTTCAGCAATAACTTCATTTGCTGTTTTTTCTAATTCAGAATTGGTATTGAATAGGTCATCTAAAATATCATATTTTTCTTCAGGAACATCAATGAAACTGTTTTGGAATAGTTCCTTAAGTCCTAGAATGAAATTTTCAGCAATTTCTGTACGGAATCCGTTTTCAATTGCTAGTTTATTTTCATTTGACCATTCTTCTACAACATAATTCAAATATTGATCTACATGTTCAACTATTGAAGATGTATTTTGTTGAATTTGCTCTTCAATTACTTCTTTTGATGCTTGAATAATTGATTCTTCAATTTGTGAAACTTTTTCATTAAGTGCAGCAACAAATACTGTTTTAATTTTTTCAACAAATTCAGGAGATGCATTTGATCCCTCAAAAAGAGCACTTAAAGTATCACTAATGTCTACTTCTAGTTGCTCATTTTTTTGATCTTCATCTTCATCTGTTTTTGTAATTTCTTCTTCTCCACCATTCATTCCGCCTGGCTTTAAAGATGCCATATTTTTTGCGGCATTATCGGATGCTGCTAAGGTTCCTAGCATTGCACCTTTTCCATTTCCATCATTATATAAATCTGTTGATTCATAACCACCGTCTGATTGTTCTTTTACTTGTTGTTTTTTCTTTTCTAGTTTTTTGTCTTTCACTTTAAGTTTCCTCCATTTTCGACAATTATATTTAGAATAATTAATTTTTTCACATTAACGAAATGTGTACAATTATGGTATTATTCGTCCTGTGTTAGATAATCTTTTACTTAAAAAATGTGCAAATGATCTTTGTGGAGCATTTACTGGTCTATTTGTATCATAATTTTTTATAAAATCTTTGGCTTTGTCATACATTGCTCCACCAATCGCTCTACCTATTCCTCTGCTATTAGGCGATTTAGGACCTGCAATAACATTTATAACATTTTTTGTATCTTCTAAACCTTGTAAAGCACTATTTCTTATTCCATAAAAACTAGTTTCACTTCGACTGTCTTTTGGTGTTCCTTTTAATGCCTGAGCAACATATGGTGCAGATCTGGCTTTTTGAATTTGTACTTTTTTTTGTTTTGGAGTTAATGAAGTGTCATTTGTAATTCTATTAATATCAGTTGCTCTTGCATCCATTCCCCATTTCACTCTCCTAGGAACATCTACAATTCCTTTGACTGCACGATATACAGTAGGTATTGAATATGTAATTGCTGTAGTTGGAGTCATTAATGCCGCGGCCGTCCCCCGTAACCATCCTTCACGAACAAAACCCAAATTGGATATTTGCCTACCAATAGGTCGTCTTGGAAGATAATTAGTTTGTATAGTAGAAACTTTATTATTTTGTAAAGGCAACCCTTTGTTCATTCTATCCATCTGCTTTTTATGACCGCGAGCCTGTAAAAGCTCCGGGCTCATCCTTCCAGAAGGATTACGCAGGTCATAACTATTCAAAAATGATCTTGTCATTTGTCTTCTTTCAATCTCATCTGCCTGTACTTTTCTATGTACTTCTGCGTTGCGTAGCATAGATTGAACACGATCTCGCATGTCACTGCTTCGTCCAATTACTCTTTGTCCTACTTGGGATTGAGAAAACGCCCTAGGATTGTAAGAACCACCAAATCTATTAACAAATTGTTCAAATACACTAGTTATAGCTTGTTGTTTTTTCCAAGCTTTAAATTTTTCTAGTTCTAGAAGATGTTCTTCTATTTTTTTCATTTAAGTCTACGGAAAAAATCTTCAAATAGTTCTATTGCTTTTTTCTCTAAATTTTTTCTAGATGTTTTTGAAAGTTCCTTGTGATAATTATTAATAACGGTTTCTTTTAGTACACCATTATCCCAAACCCATTCTTTTCCTTCCATAATTCCATTTACGAAAGCATTGGGAGCAGATGGATCTGCTACGATATCAATTGCAGACAAACTAAAATCGGGTTGAACTTCGTTTATTTCATTTACTTTTTTCAATGATCCCATACCGCGTGAAGAAACTCCAAGCAAAGCTCCCTCATCAATTAAATTCTTTACTATATTTCCCATAGGAGTTTCGCAAAGAATTTTTGCTCTACCGATGAAATCATTACCATTTTTCTTTAATTCCACAATCATATGCGAAACACGATCCAAATTAACAGTAGGACCTTGTGGGTGATTTAATTCACCCAAAGCTCTTTTCTTTACTATAAAGTTTTGATGGTATCTTCCTATTTCATTTTCTAAAATTACTAATGGATATTTTCTTCCATTTCTATTTACAGTTTCAGCCTGTAACATAATTCCTTCAAGAAAATATGATTTTTTACCATCTTCTCTTGCTTCAACAATTGGTTTTATTGTTTCTAATGTTTCTGTTATAAGCTTCATCTTAACCCTTTTTAGTTAGAAAATTCTTGTAGAAATTTTTCAACAACTTGTTGTATTTCTTGCTCTGTTAATTCTTGACCTGCTTCTTCTTCAATCTCTTCAATTAACTGAGAAAGCAATTCTTGCATTTCCTCTTCAGTTAAAGATTCATTCATGTCTTTTTCGTCCTCATCTTCATCTTCGTCTTCGTCCTCATCTTCGTCCTCATCTTCGTCGTCATCTTTGTCTTTTTTATGACTAGATTCATTCATGTCTTCTTCGTCTTCTTCCTCGTCCTCATCTTTTTCATCTTCTTCGTTCATTTTCTTTTTATGCTTTTTCTTTTTTCTGAGAGCTGCAAAATCTGAACCCTCAAGTTTTCCGTCACCATCTGCATCTAGTTTGTGTTGCTTACCTTTTAGTTCTTCATTGAAAACAGTAGGAGCAAACTGAATTAATTTTTCTTCCAATAATTTTCCCATCTTCTCATAAAGAGCAGAGTGAATTATTTTTTTACCTTCTATTAGGTTATTATTTAAAATGTGATGGACGGCTTGTTCTAAGTTTGTCATTTTTATCTCCTATTTGTATATATTGTTTTTTATTGCCCGTTTTGTTGTTCTTGACCTTGTTCCGGGTTCATTTGTTGCTGCATCATTTGCTGTTGCATCATTTTTGCCTGTTCTTCTTCAATTTCTTTGTTAATTTCTGCCATATCTTCTTCTGTTTGCTTTAGAATATTCTTTCTTATCCATTTTGCAGAATAGAATTGACCGACATAATTTGCCATAATATTCATCATATCAACCTTTTCTCTTAAGATTTCATTTTCTTTAAGTTCTGTAAAGTATGAATCTTTATTCCAGTCAAAACGAATATCTTGTTCCAGATCATTCCAATCTTTTTCAGTCATAATACCCTTTAAAAGGCATTGTTTTCTTAAAAGATCCAAAAACAATAAAGAAAAACGCTTTCTTAATTTTTCTACAAATTTATAAAATTGAACTTCATCTCTTGTTATTTCACTAGACCTACCAAAATTAAACCCTGTGGTGGTTTCCATACGACTAATCGGAACATTTAGTGCTCTATAAACTTTCTTTAAAAGGTAGTCCACATCTTCCATTTGACCTAAATTTTGACCACCATCTAGTAAAGAAATTTCAGTACCTTTGCCACCTTCTCTGCGAGGAATCCAGAAATCCTCCAACATTGATTGATGATTTCTTTCATCTTTAATTTCACCTGATCTACTATCATAGGTAATTTTATTTCTATATTTGTTCATCAAACTAGAAATATATTGTTCAGCTTTTTGCTTAGGAAGATTACCTACATCCACATAAAACACTCTTCTTTCCGGGGCTCTGGATATTCTATAAATGACTACAGCATCTTCTATTTGACGCAACATATTAATTGGTCGTATTGCTTTTTGTAAATAACCTACAACTCTTTTAGATGCACTATCCACCATACCGGAAGGAGTATACGAAATAGAATCTATTGCTATTTTAAGACCACCTACGGTTGTAGGCATAATTGAATCTTTTTCTAAATCAGTATAAACATAGAATTCTTCCATTTTCTTTATAATTGCTATATTTACACCATTGATATTTTTTGTTTCTTTTTCTATTTTTCTAACTTTTTGTATTTTAGTTGGATCAATAGGTCTTAGTTCTTGAATACCTTTTTCTGGATAATCAGTATCAATTACTATATGAAAGAAAAGTTTAGAATCTATATACCATCTTCTAAAAATATCATCTGCTTTATTTGTAAAATTTAAAAGCTTTTTAATTGTTTTAAATTCTTGATTTATTTTGTGTTTTATGTTATCTGAAACAGTTTCGACATAATCTAAATCTAATTTTATACAATCCTGATCGTCATTGAATACGATAGAATCATTTACAATATCTTGTATTGCTCTATCTACTTCAGGATACAACGCCATAGATCTATATTGTTGTATCTGTGTATTTTCTTGTATTAATGCGCCGCCAAAATCAAAATAACTACTATAAAACCCACCTTCAACTATATAAGTTCCATCATAGTCATCTGGTGAAGCAAAAGAGGGCTGGGACTTTGGTTGTTCCAGCCCTCCTTGTAGCGGCTCATTTGTGCTTATTTCGGTTTTTTCTTTTTTGCCTATAGAAAAACCAAAGATATCTTTAAATGCCATAATATAAAATTCTCCTTAAATTAACGCTGAGATGCCGGTGCAGAACTACTTGTGCCGGGAGTTCCTTCGTACCAATAATCATATGCAAGTGTTACTGTAAATTCGCTAAATGTGTCTGTTAAATCGTATGATAAATCTACAGGAGAAAGATCTATTGGAAAACAATTTACTAAAGTTACATGTTTTTTGTGGTTTTGTTGACCTGTTGATGAAGTTGTATGACCGTCTGATTGTGTTCCTGTTGTGATGTCATCATATTCTACTGTCCAATTAGATGTTAAATTATAATTAATTGTGTGAGCAGATCTAGTGTTCATTTCCTCTATCCAATTTTCAAATTCTCCTCTTAAATCATTAGATCCAAGACTAGAATCATAAACTTGTATAGACCAGTCCTGATAAACTCTTTCTCCTGAAAATTTAACAACTCTACCCTGCCATGCTACAGGAATTAATCCAATACTCGAACCGGGTAATTGTGTTGCTTTGCAGTATATTGCAAAATCATATACTGATTGATTTTGTAAAGCCTGACCTGTTAAAGCAGAAGCTCCCCCTAAAGCACCAAGTGCTTGTCCCAAAGCCTGATTATTAGCATTGCTTCCCGCCCGGCGTGTTGGAAATCTTCCATTTATTTTAAATCTATTTGGTCTTATTCCCCTAAACCCGGAACGAAATGTATTAATATTTTGAGTCATTTAGTTTTTCTCCTTAATATTTATTCTAAAATTATAATGGATCGCTTAGATTTCTATTTGTAAATGTTAGTCGTACATAATTAACCGCAGTAATTGGTTTTACTAACACATCTGCAACAAATATTCTTTGTTGAATTAATTCTGGAGTATTATTGGTTGAATCACATATTACTCTAAAATCATCAATACCTCTTTGTGATTTTATTAAATCAAGGGTTGTAGTTGCAGCCAATGTAAATGTTGATCTTGTAATCTCATCATTTTGCTCAAACAATATAGATCTAGCAATCGGAGACAACAATTTTCTCATCGCAACAAACAAACGAACTACATTTATTCTAGAGAGAGTGCTTGTGTCTCCATCAGGAGATCCTGTTTTATCACCAAACAAAACAGTTCCTTCACCGGGGAAGGTGACAATTGGATTGTATCCTCTATCGTACATTATATCTTGTTGTGTTTCTGTTGGATTTTTCTCCAAACGAACTACACTTAATATTCTGCCACGAGTTCTTCCTGCGGGAGAGAACCAAGGAAAGAAATCTCTATCTGTTCTTGCAATACAACCTGCAACATCAGGAGAAAGATTTGTTGTTATCAAACCACCAGATGAATCAAAATGTATTTTATTACCCCATGTGTGAATAAAATATTCTGTATTTCCTGTGCTTGGTGCTACTGTAGGAGGATTTGCGCTGTCGTCACAAATAACACCAACGGCAGCAAAATCTGTTGCAGATTTTTGTTGAATTACTTCAATAACATCATTTTCTGCTGTAGCTCCCGTGGTTCCCATAAAGATTACATCAAAGTCAACTTCATTTGGTATTAATGAACTATATGCATTTACTGTATTTTGAACAGAACCAGTTCCTCCGACATAGCATAATGCTCCATATTGCAAGAAATTGTGAACAGCCCACCATTCACCCTTCCATGCAGGATTTAATCCACTTGCAGCAATATATGCAGCAGCAGAAGCACCAAGATTTGCTTGTAAAGTTCCACCAGTAATACCGTTTGCTATTAGTTCTTTTTCTGTAAAAGTTCTTAAACGAGCAAACCAGTCATTTAAGTTTTCTGCAATTAAATATCCTTGCTCTTTTTCAGCAGTTATGCCCATTGTTAATACCAAACCGTTGCGAGAAACCATAGCTCCTCTAGCAGGTCCTAAAATTTCCTGAAATGGTGCGCTTAAAGACTCATCTACTATTCTTATTGTAACATTTGGTCTTGCCATTTTTTATCTTCTCCTTATAAAATAGTGCTATTATTCCAAAATATATATTGTTTTTGCTATTTTCATCCAGAAAACCACATAGACATGTCTATTGGGGGTTCATAGACCACTTTTGTAATAGGTTTGTCACTAATAAGCCAATAATCTTCTCCTACTTTTTCTGTTTTTTCTGCCTCTTTTGTCCCATCATCAAAGAAACCAAATGGTAAAATATCAGATTCTATTTTTTCTATTTCCTGTTTGTACATATCTAAACGAATATCCAAATCTGTTAAATTTTTAAAAAAATCTTGTCTTGTAGCCCATGCAAAGAAAACCAAACACATTACTAAATCATCGTTGTGACCGTCATCTGCTTCGAAACTATTTCTTTTCGCAATAAAAGTAGTTAATTCATCAATTATGTCTATGTCTTCAATTATTAGTTTGTCTTGTTCAATTAAATTTTTTAAAACAGAACAACCAATCTTTTTTACAACAGTTGTTGTGCGTAATCCCATTTGTTGATTGCGAGTACCAAACTCAGTCAAAACTTGACCTTTTCTGCCTAATGAATTTACTTTTATTAGGTTTTCATATTCCAAGTCTCTGTGTAAAATATCTGCGACTTGTCCACCTATGTCATTAATTTCAACCAAACAATAGGCATCATTATATTTTTTGCCTATTGATCGTGCAATTGAAGGTAAAACCAAAGGAGAAACTATGTTGTTTCTATATTTTGCTACTATTTTATATGGAGTTTGGGTAACATCTATTACGACAATTGTACTATAATCTTTACCCTGTCCACGCGAAGTATCAATTGTCATAAAATAAACATGATCTTTTTTTACATCTTTTTCTTCGGAATCAGAGCTCATTTTTATTGGTTCTTCATAAATCCAAAATCCATCTTTATTTCTTACAATAGGTGGTTTATAAAGCAAAGTATTTAATTTAGATGAAGCAATTAAAGTATTGCTAGAACCAACGAAATCACATTCAAATTCTTGTAAAAATTGACGCTCTGATGTATTTTGAATTGTTCTTTTTTTCCACTCTTCATTTCGGAGAGGACCACCGGGATATTCTGGTACTTGACTCCAATGTACTTCAATTGGAACATATTCGTTTTGATGATTAATAGCACCTTTCCAAAATTGATAAAACATATTCAAACCATTTGGTGTTGATATGATAATAACTTGCGTAGTTTTTCCTGCGCTTACTGTTGGATAAACTGAACTAAAAAATTCTTCGGATACACTAGTAGGAACGTGGGCAAACTCGTCTAATAAAATTATGTTAAATGATCCACCACGAATTGCACTTGAACTTGTTGCTGCTGCAATAATTTTAGATCCGTTTTCCAATTCAATTGAATTTTTATTCCACTCTTTAACTCCTTGTTGCATCCAGATAGGAAGATATTCATAAGCCATTTTGATTCTATTTAAAACTTCTCTCGCAGCAGTTTGCTTGTTTGCGAGAATGGCGATATTCATGTTTTGTTTAAACAACGCTTCTCTCAATAAATGACCAGGACCTACAGTTGTAGTCTTACCTGACTGTCTAGGTAATTTGCAAATTACATATCTATTTTTTGCTACCGTGTCTATTATCTTTTCCTGATAATCATAAGGTATAAACGGAACTACACCCTTATCAAGAGATACTACTTTAATGTATTTTTTAGCAAAATGTAAAGGATCGTTTGCACATTTTAAATATTCCTCAATTTGTTCTTTGGTGAAGTCAATATTAACACCAACTGGTTTTAAATTCTTATTGCCAAGATAACCTTTTTTGTTATATTTACTCGGCATCTTCTTCCTCCGCATCTACTATTTCATCTGAAGGTTTAAATTGACTTCTAGACTGATTTAACAAATTTTGTAAATCTGTAGTAGATCCAACATATATTGAATTGTTAGTTGTATTATTTACAGTAACATTTTGCTTTTCTGCTTCATTTGTTTGTTTATGAATATCAATTAAATCTTTATTCATTTCACTTACAGTTTTCATAAGTAATGCAGCAACTTCATATGCTCTTGGATGATCTCCAGCAGTAGCAACTTTCATTATTCCATCCACAGCATCAAACCCCGTATTGATTAAATCCTTTAAATTATCACGAGCTGTATTAAAGTCTGTATTTAATAAAGTTTCTCTTTGTTGTTTTTTGATATCGTCAAGTTGTTTTTTGTCTACAACTATTTCTTTTGGTTTTGATTCATATTCAATTTCTAAAGCTTTTGATATATTTTCATTAGACATTTTTTACCTCATACTAAATTATTTCCATTTGTAGGAGTTGCACTACCTGTATTTGCGTCACCCGTCCAACCAAAACTATTCACAAAATTATTTTCACTAGCAGTTGAACCAAGATTTAAATCAAAGAAATCAATGTCTACAGTTTCTATGCTTTTTGCAAGTCCTAAACCTTTTTCTTTTATTTGACCGAATACATAAAATTTTGCACTAAAGTCAAAAACTGTTGTTATCAATCTTCTTGTTGAATAATCGCCTTCATAATCTTCTGTTGTATTTACAGAATTTAAAATAATAGGAACATCTACTTTTTCAGAAAGAGTATTAAAATTTAATGTTACTGTAAAATCGGGAGAAAAATTTGGAAGAATTTCTTCAACTATTTGTAAATTATCAGTGATATTTCTGGTAAAAACATATAGTCCAAAATTTATTGTATAAGGAACACCTGACCATGTGCTGTACTGTATATTATTTTCAATTTTTGTTGTTTTTTGTAGCTTGTTTATTTTTCTTAATGGATCATAAATCATGCTCGTAATGTCAAATCCTATGCGCGGCAAAGTTATTTGAACTCCACGATTATCTGTAATCTGGCTATCTTCTCTTAATTTTCTTACAAATTTTTCTTTTGGACCATATGTAATTGGAACTCTTGATTGTTCAACTGGGTTGTCATTTTCATCAAATTTAGAAATATAAAGTTGATTAAATAGAGATCCGAAAGCAATTACTAACTTTCTTATAGATTGATTGTAATAACTATTTTGTATTCCAAACATTAATATCTACCCTCAGAGAATGGATCAGTTTCAGTAAAATCAAATATAGAATTTGATGATTTTTGTATTAAATCGTTGTCTTTGCTTGCTGTTGCGCCTGTTTGTGGATCTGTTTGTAGAATAATATTGGATATACTTGTGCTTATAATAGGATGAACTGCATTTGTTATTTCTCCAATAATTGTTTCATTTTCTCCTGTAACAAATGTTCCCTCGACATTTCCAAGATATAGAGTGTTATATGTGACACCAAGAATATAATCAAGAACCACTCCTTGTGCAGTCGCATTATCATATTGACCAGTAGCACCAGATGCTCCTGCAACTTGATATGCATTTTCTCCAAGTTTGTATGATTTGAAATTTGAATTTTGTGCAGTAATTCCTAATAGCATTTTAGTTGCATATTGTTTTCTGTCGGTTTCAATTTGATCAACATCAGGCCAACCAGTTTCAATTGTTTCGTTATTATATGTAAACAATTCACAGAAAATTGTAAAGGTTGTTAACTTTCCAAATTGATAAAATGGATCTTTTGCATCTACTTCATTTATTTCAAATAAAGATTCTGATAAAGGAAAATAAATTAAATCTCCGCTTCTTGGAAAAAGAATTTCTGGTTGTTTTGTTGTGACTACTTTTTTAAATCTAGTTTTAGATACAACTAAAGTTATTCTGTTTGTTATGTTTATACCAAATTTACTCACAACATCGTTTTGACCGTCGAAATCGTATATGTTTTTAATATACATTTCAAGGGTATAGGCATTTTTAAATCTATTTCTTGAGTCTTCACCAAATAGTTCATCTATGTTGACAAATTCTCTAGGAATATACAACATATCCCTTCCTGTGGCTTGAATAGTCTCAATAGTCAATTCATCGACTAAATCTTGTTCGCCCCTATAATCTTGAAAAAAGGGATTTGTTGCCATATTATCCTACCATAAAATCTACAGGCAATTCATAAGAAGTCAAGAGTTCCATTTCAATTGCTTGAATCTCTGCTTGCGCTTCTTGATATATTGCTGCTCCCTTGAGCGTGATACCGCCAGGGAGCTGAACGCCGTCATATTTTGCCATATTTGCTCCCCATTGTCTTTTAATGAGTGCTATTATGTATTTTCTTAATAGACGGTCGTTATAAATTTCAGTATATTTATCCGGGTCTAAAAGAACAAAGGCTTCAATTACCATGTATTGTCCTTCACGCAAGTCTGCCTTTGTACCAATAATGTGTAGTCTGTTTGTTACTTTACTAAATGTAATACTTTTTTCTGGTTGGAAAAAATCTTGAATTAATTTAATATATCTTTTGGCAGAATCATAAGATGCTAAACCAAGAGAGGGACTTCCTCCTAAACCACGATTAATTCCAAAGTAGTCAGTTAACGCAAGTTGATAACGAATATCAAACATGTCCACGCTAGTTAGATTTCCAAATTGAAATACTTTTACGACGCTTAGTATATCATTTCCTGTAGGACCATCTCCACCAGGTCCATTTGTTGGGCCCAAATCTCCGGTTTCAATATATCCGCGGTCTATATCAGTTTGAGTTAATTGATATTTAAAATATGCCCGTTCTACTCCATCAAAATGTCTTTCGGCAAAGAATTGAAGTGCTTCATCAACTCTATCTTCACATTGCTGATAATCGACATTTATTTTAACTACGGGATGACCTAATGCTCTTAAGGCATAATCTATTAAATCTTCCTTCGATGAAAGTAGTCCCATTTAAAAATCTCCTTACTTATTTATAAGGAGATTTTATTGAATTATGCCGGTTTTTGTTGTTCAGGTTTTGGAGGAGGCGCCGGCGGGTCGTGTGTAGTAACAGGAACCTGTTCTAGATCTTTATATGAAACATTTTCGATATAATATCTTCTTGTTATGGGTGAAACTGCTTCATCCGGTGTAGATGGTTTATAATTCAAGAATCCTGGCATTTGCAATGGACAATTAAGTTTTGGGTAGTCTAGTTTACTGTACTCATCCCCCTCAGCAACTAACCAAGTGCCTTTTTTGTCACCGCAACCACATCCACCGCAATAATGTTTACCCGGTGTAGTGCTTTCCTTCAAGTGTTCGCATGGAGGAAGTGGACCACCTTGTGCTTGATTTCCAAAACAACTTAAAACTCTGAGTTGTTTTATTGGTTTATTTACTTTTTCATTTTTAAAACCACGGGAAGCAATAGCCGTAGCAAAACTTTGTATCATTCCAATTTTATTGCTTATGGTATTTTCTTGTGGTTTAACTTGTTCTTTTCGAAATTCTATTTCACTTTGTTTATTGTTTTCGCTCATATTATTTTTCCTACAATTACACCCCATAATATAACTCCTTCAGTATTTATGTCAAGATAATTTTTCTAAAGAAAAGCAAAGAAAGTCTTTGATTTATTCCAGCAATAATTTCTGTACCATATTCTGTTATATTTGAATAATTTAAATATTGAGAATAAATTAAACTATTTGTTCTTAGAGTTGAAGTCATACAAGGTAATTTTGATGTAATAATAATATCTCTTAGTATTTTATTTTGAAGATATTGATTTGCAAAAAATTCTAATTCAAAAATAGACGGAATGTAAAAATCCATAAAACCTTTTCTATTTTTACCAGTTATACTATTTGTTAATAGTGTTTTAATTCCATAAAAAGAAACATTATCACCATAACAATTATAAAATCCGTCATAGATTGATGTCTGTGTGGATGAAACATTAAATGTTTCATTTAATTCAACAAATGTTGTTGTATATAATTGAGGTTCTATTAATAGTGCCCATTTTTGATTAATTTTGGTTCCAGGACCATTTGAAGTTGATTTTATAGTTTTTGATTGTGATATTTTTTCAGATCTATTTACATAGAGATTTGAAGAAACAGAAGAAATAGGAGAACCCATATTATACATTCCTACAAATATTCCACCTTTATAAAAATCCCCAATTGAAAGTTTCAAAGAATCAAACTCTGTTAAATTCATTTGTTCGGGTTCAATCAAACGAATACCCTCTTTTACTGGAAGAGATGGTTTCAATAAATGATCATAAATTTTTAAATCTCCTTGAGTTTCTATCCAATATCCATTTTTGCATTTGTTTTCTGTTGTATATGATACAGATAAAGTATATCCATTATTTTCTTTTATTGTTTCAAAGCAAGATCCATAAGGTTCATTTGTTTCATTTTCTGTTTTTGTAACCATCAATGCTGCAATTGATGGTGATGTACAATTTGCTTGACTATTTTCTGGAATTAAATTTCCGTTACAAAGTTTTCCGGGAGAGTATACAGAAGAATAAGAAGAAGAACTTAAAGTTTCACAATCTTGTTCTGTGCAAACATTACTACAAGTAATACCGAGTGGAATATTTAATTCATCTGTATAAATGTAACAACAAGATCTGGGAACCCTCACATCAAAATTACATGTAGTTTCTCTTATAGTTCCCGGTTCGTATTGTTTGAGACAAAAAGATATTGCTTCTGCTTCATTAATAAAAGTTGAAGAAGACGGACACTTTCCCTGTGTCCATTTTCCACCAATTCTATTGCATTCACATTCTGTAATATTATCTGTTAATCCTTTTGTAGATAAACTAATCGGTTTATCACATTCATAATTTGGTGGAGTTGAATATAATTCTGTTTCATCAAAATTATTTGCAGAACAACTACAACAACAACCAGTTGCACCTACTGTTGGACAATTTATTTCATTAATTGAACCATAATAAAAATTTCCGCCACTTTGAAAACATTCTAAAAATGTTTTTTGAGTTTTTTCTCCCAGAGAATCACAACAAACCCCTGTAGATTTTAATTCGGGAGAATAATCTATTGTACTTTTTGTTCTTGTTCTAAATTGAATACTCATTTTTATTCTTTATATTTAGGAACCACATGGTGGATAATTATTACATTCTGGGCATAACATTTCTACACAAGAACCATCTTCTAATGTAACCCTTTTTGTGTTTTCGGTTGTAGTTAGTCCTAACACACAAGACTCAGCCAGATTTGTTCTTTTTGGATAATGAAGTGAAAATTCGTCCCTATAGCAAACTGCACCACCCCCAACAAGCGGATTTCCCCCACCTCCATTACCGGGAACATCAGTACAAGGATCAGCAACTATACATCCATTTACTCCATTTACTGGCGGACAACAGAAAAAACTTCCATTTCCTGTTTGCCAGAAATCACACACACTAACATTTGCTCCCGTTGATGTAGAATCCCAAAGACACCTTCCTCTTTCAAATCTAGATGTGTCTTCACCTGGACCAATGTATGTTCTGTTTTCACAACCACACTCATTTGGATCATAAGGAAAACAATTCATATCTTCCGCAGTAAGTAATTTTGCCCAACCAGGCCAACATGAACCATCTCCAGTATTATTTCCTAGAGTTAATTGACAATTTTGTTCATTACCCCATAAACAGTCAGCATCACAATCCCTGCACGATGAATTTCTTGTTCCGTAAATTGGAACAACTATTGTCATTGATCCCGGTGAAGGTTGATTGCATATATTTTTATGATATTTTGTAAACGAAGAGTCTTTCCAAGCTTCTCCATTATTAAAAGGTAATCCTTCATAAAAAACATTAGCAGTCGGGAAAGTGCTCATATTATAACGAAGATTTCTTCCCAATATTCCTCTTTTGAATGTTCCCTGATCGCCGGGTTTACTATGATATATTTCTCTTATCAAATCCATTAGTTCTTCTTTTGGATTAATAAAATTACAACCGCCCCCTGACCATTGTATTTTTCCAGTAAACCCTTCCGCACCCCCTTCACATCCCAAAAAATCCGTTAAATTTGCATTCCAATTGCTATTTTCAAGATCTCCTTCGTCAGAATATAAAACTATACCAACTGCATTTATTTGATTCCAACCTTTTCCTACACTAAACATTCTAGAAAACTCATAGATTCTATTAGACTCAGACTCTTCAGATTCGGAATTCCATCCGCCTTCTGGTATTGACCAACCAGAATAATAACAGAAAAAGGATGAACCATCAAGTAGTCCATACTGAAACCCTTGAAGTGGTTTTAATGCTGCATTATAAATGTAAGCATCAGATACCATTGTATATGGATCATATAAAATATATCCTGGCACTTCATCAACAGTAACATTTAAACAAGATAAGACCGAGTATATAGTTTCAGCACAACCAAAATATCTTGAATGACATGCACATTTTCCCGGCAAAGTAGATATGTTTTCAGAGCCAGGAGGAGAACAACCCATAGGGTTTCCGTAAACAGATTTTTTATAAGTAATCCAAGGAGAATTTCCTAAAGTTCCTAATTGTTTATCTAATGTTTCTGAAATTTTTGTATTAAATAATGTTTTATTTTGTTTATATTTTGAGAAATAATTTTTCCACCAATATGGACCTGTTTGACCACCCCTAAAAGAGTTTATCATATTGAGAATATCATCATGTGGTAATAAATTTAAATTTCCAGAAACCCATTTTTTAAGTTCAGACAAACATCCCCTTGCTTGATTTGTATATGTAATTCTACCCCAAATTGGGGGAAATGGTGCATAATTACCTTTTTTTATGGTTTCTTGATATGGTTCTACACGAGAAAATCCTAAACCAACATTATATTCTGATGCTAAAAAACTCCACCAAGGTTCAACATCACTGGGTGTTGTATCTTCTTCTTCAATTGGGTCACAAAGTGTAGCAATAGAAAGATAATCTCCAGTATAACCAAATCTTTTCAAGCAATTTGTTTTATTTTGTTGTTCGTTTTGCTCAGAATTTGTTTTTGCATATGAACCTATATAAGAACAATAAAATGTTCCTCCGGCCATTACTATTGAACCGTTATCATTATATTGCTTATACGCAAAATTCATCAACGGATTTTGTGCTGCATCTACATTTCCTACAATTTTTTTAGGATTATTTTCTGCAATCCAAGGCAATGCACTAAAATTTTCTAAGTAATAATATCCTCTTTGTTCATCATAATTCATTTCTGCTATGGGTTTTTCTTGATCTCTTGGATAATCACCTATTCCAACATCAGGAACAATTCCTCCCCATTCGACGGTAATACCTTGTGTGGATAAATCTAATAATCTTTTCTTTTCTGGGGTTACTACTATTGCAGATCTATATGGAGCTTGTCCGGCATGTATGTTGTGTTCAAGCCATAAACCATACTCATCGTTAGGAATCCAATTGTTTTGTTGACTTATATTTAAGTTTACTCCCGGAACATTTGGATTATAAAATTTTCCGGGTCTATATGGATTTACTTGTGTTACATCAGGAAAACACCAAAAACATGCTACAAATTCAGTTGGTCCTGCACAACCATCCACTGCACATGTGGAATTTTCCAATCCAACAACTCCTCCCTGTTCAGTACATACACTTGGAATTAAATCTTGACATGTAACATCTCCATCAAAACCAGTAAAACAACAAGTTCTTGGTGTTTCTTGAGTTTCACAAACATAAGAGGAACAATTTGTACCATCTGGTGCTCTAACCCCACCCGAAGCTACACATTCTTCTGGCGTTTTATCTGTGCATTGTCCATTGTTACAACAAGCAACTGTTGGTGGTGGTGGTTCTTTGCAATCAAAATCTGCACAATTTCCTTCACCTTTAACAACTCCACCCAAATTTAAACATTCTTCTTGTGTTTCAGTTTGAACGCAAACATTTTCCAAACAACATAATATATTATTTGGTGGAGGTTCTGTACCACAGGCATTTGGAGTACAAATTGATCCATAAGGACCGGGAGTACCACTCAATGATTCGCATGTACAGGGATCTCTAAGATAACAATCTCCTGTGTTTTCACCATCAGGTGTTATTGGATTGCAGCATCTAACAGTTGGTCCTGCAAATGGTTCACAATAACATCTTCTCACATCTTCGCCAAATATATCACCATCTGAATTATTGTACTCACAAAGAGAACCATTTGGATTTGGTGTTCCTCCTTGTTCTACACACCACTGTACAGTAACATTTTGACAAGTAAAACTATAACCACAGTCATCACAATAGGAGTTGTCATCAGGATTAGTTTCTACCTGTAAAAAGCAACACCCGACCAACGGATCTGTTGGACATAAGCAAGAACAATTAAATTCATTGCATTTTTCATTTTCGCCTGCAAATTTTCCAACAATATTTGGTTGATTTGCTAATGTTGAATAATTATCACAATAATATTTTGAAACTCCATCAATGCATCCGGCACTTTCTCCAGTTTGACTATTACATAAACAACAAGAACCAACTACATTGATATCACAGCATAATTTATTTGCAGTACAATTACCATTTTTAATTGCAACTCCACCTAAAACTTGCTCACATTGTATTCTTGTATAATTATTTCCTAAACAGACACCATCTTTACAACAAGCAACTTGTTCTTTGCATGGATCAAAACAGAATCTACCATCAGAAATATTTTCTGCCCAGTTTTCGCCATCGGGATTGTTTGGATATGTGTTGCATGTTATATCGGAATAAAATTGTCCACCAAACTGTTCACATTCACTAATTGAAACATTTTCTAAACACTTTCCTGATGTGCAGCAAACTCCGGGATTCGTAAAGCATGTGTCTGTGCAGGATTTAAGTGGTCGAAATACTCCACTTAATTTATCACATGTTTCTTTTGTAACATATTCTCTGCATTTTGTTTGATTGCTTGGATATTCAATATAACAACAAGATCCAGTATTTATTGCAGGTTCACATGTTTCTACATTTTGTAAATCTAAACCTCTCTGTGATACTGTTGCATACCAATTTATTCCACCATCAAATGTTAAAATATTTACTAAACTTTTACCACAGGTTAGGTAGTTTTCACCGGGTTCAAAATATACATTCTCTGGAAATTTCCAAATTCTATCTGATTCTATCAAAAGAACAGCAGTTACTATTTCATTTGTTTTGAATGATCCGGTAAATCCTGCAATTGCTATTGGGGTTTTAACAATATAAAAGGATGAATCTTCTATATTGACATATATTCCTTGTGTAGTTCCTTCTGCAAAATTTTCTAATTCCCCATATATTCCAACAAGTTGTCCTTCTTTTACAGGACCAACTGTTTTTACAACAGCGGCATCGTTTAAATAATTTCTATTTCTAAAATCTAAATTAGCAATTCTACCTTCAGTATAAGCACTAATTTTTACATCTGTGCTAGATGCTAAATCTTGTTGTTTTAGATACATTAAGGTATCTGCGGACAAACCGGGTGAATCTAAATTACCAGCAACTTCATCATAAATTGTATCAATGTACAAATTGTTGTCGTCTATAGAAGTTACCAAAGATCCTAAAGCACTTATACCCTTTATATTTAATTGACCTTTCAGTGGAGTATCTGTTAATATTCCATTATAATTTCCTGAAATTTCAATAGTGTTTTGTGCAAAAGTTGTACCAGTATAACCAGTTGCACCGTAAAAATTTCCAATAACTTCGCCAGTACTGCCATCAGAATAATAAAAAGTAATTTTTCCTATTTCTGCCTGACTTAAAACTACATATTTTCCATAATTTCCCGTTGCACCTGTGGCACCACTAATACCCGGATTTCCGGTAGCACCAATAGAACCAGTAGGGCCTGTTGGTCCCTGTGGTCCCGGTATATTTCCTCCTAAAATAGCACTACTATACATTAATTAATCATCTCCTTCACTATTTATGGGCAAGTACATGAACGGCATTTTGTGAAATCATAATTATTATAGGCATCTATAATCTCTAAATCTGAGCATCCAACAACTATTGGAATTCTACGAACAGGTCTTAGTCTAGCAGTAGAAGAAGATCTATCTAAGGCCACAACTGCACCATATTTATTGTTTGAATCTTTAGTAAGATTCTGAGCCAGCATTTTTTGACCATTACATATTTGATGAGAAAGATCAAATGCCTGATTATCTGTTAATCCAAATTCCCCACCAACAAATCTTGATTTAATATTTATTGAAGGACTTGTGGATTCTATTTCATAGTATTTTTTCAATGTATGATTGTTAGAGTTCCATGATGTTACTCGGCAAACACTAGTAGAAGACCAATATAATGCCGAATTTGTTGTTTCAATTATTCTATGACCATCATCACCAGTAACCAGTATTGATTGATTTAGAGAATCAACATTTTTAGCAATATAATTTAATTCAATAATACTCGGAATATACCAGTCACTATAACCATTATAATTTACATCGTTTAATTTTGATATTTGACGAATTGCAGTATTTTCGGGATTCAGATTTTCCCATAATTGAGAATAATAATATTCAAAATTTTCTTTACTTGATACGATTTCAGATCTATTTGCATTGGGTACATTGTTCCAAAGATTTATATTTTGACTCACAAATCTATCGTATGATTTTGTATCAGTTCCATCATTGTCATAATCTCTGAACCAAAATTCAGGTTTAGTTTTTGAATACGAATCGTGTATTCTTGTATTCAATAGACCATCTACAGGAGAAGTTGAAATTGGTTCTATAAAGTAATTTGGTATATTTGTTTCCGAACCCGGCCCAACTCTAGATTCAAACATATCTGACCATTTTACTTGTGTAAATTTTGCTGACGCATAAGTTATTTCAACATCACTTGGTGCTAAAATTAACGCCCAAACTTGGTGTATAGCTCTTGACCCATAAAATTTTTCTGCCAAATATGAATACAGACCAGCACCTACACTAAATTGTGTTGGTAAACCGTTAACCTCCGTCATAATATTACAGGATTGATTATCAAAGGAAGCATTTAGTGTTGGTTCAAATGCATTTGTTCCAGAAAAGAATGCTTCATCAGGCCATGTATATTCTACTTCACCTGTAACTTTTGTTACTTTTGCTTTGTATAGTTGTTGTATATAAGACGCTCCAACTTTTATAAAGCATTTATTTGCATATTCTTTTTGAGTGGGTATTCTTGGATGTGTTCGTACAAATGAATATTTCCAATATGCATCTGTTGTTGGATTAGAACCCTGATATGGTTCGCATGATTTAAATTTCCATGTTTCTGCACCTTCACCAAAAACTTGTCCTCTCGGATTGCACAAACATTCAAGTGGTTCTCCTAACATTAGGTTTGGTTGGTTGAAAGTATCACAAGAATTTGGATATCCAACTATTCCAACCAAATAACCACCTGCTAATTTAGTTCCTATTTCATAGCATGGATCATTTAATGTTAGTCTGCAAGTAGTTTGTGGAACTCCATTTTCTGTCGTATAATACTCAGAAGAAAAAGAAACACCACAGCAACTTGTAGTTTCACATGTTGTTGCATATCCCATAAATGTACCATTTTGTTCATAACATTCCAGTGCAGTTATATTGTTTTCGCAAGAACCTGTTCTACAACAAGCTCCAGTTGCAAAGTTACAACAACTTTGTGCGAATTGATTAGTACAACCATTTGCATTAAATACTGCACCGGGAATAGAATCACATTCAATTTTTGTTAGTTCTAAACAATTTCCTTTGACACAACAACCTCCGGTTTTTCCTATATCACATTGATTTGTCGGACAAGAAAATATAGTTGATCCCTCGTATATTGTGTTTGAACAATATTGATCAGGAAAGAAAGCACCACCAAATTTTTCACATGTTTCTATATTTGTGTTTGTGCATTTTCCATTTACACAACACGCACCCGTTGGATAACAATCAGTGGACCCTGCTCGTTCTACGCAAAGTTTTTTACTAAATTTGCCACCAATAGAAACACAGTAATCCTGACTTACATAATCTGAACATTTATTATCTTCTGCATTACTACCCAAGCAATAACAGCAAGAACCCATTTTATCTAAACTGAATAATTGTGGTAGAAATTGATTTCTACCTTTTTCAAAACTTATACCAAGTGGTAATAGTTGAATATCAATTGCTCCCGTTTGGCCATAAAAATATTTTTGTTGTAACTCAAAATATGGATTAATTCTAGTATTCCAAGCCCCAAGTAATAATCCCAAATCATTTCCATCCACATTACCATCTGAATTTATATCTGCGGAAATACCAAAAGCTGTTCCCCAATTTGCTAATAAAATTCCTAAATCATTTCCATTTACACTACCATCTTTATTAAAGTCTGCGGCATTGATTGGTATTGTCCCGTCAAATCCTGCTCCCGGTATTGTATATGTACCACTTGAAGATAAAAATTTTGGAATCCAATTTTCAATAATTACAGATTTACCAGAAGTTATTCCTAACAAGTTTTGAGTAAAATGAACAATAGTGGAAAAATTTTGATCTGTAGTTCCGTCCCAAATGTTTCCAGTATTTCCAAATATTGGTTGTCTGAATGTATCAAAGGCCACACTCAGTTGCTTTGTTGTGTCGTCCCAATAAGTTCCTGTTGCTCCTCTTGCATCACCACCTGCACCTGAAACATAAAGTATCTCACCCGTGTTTCCCATAGGAAAAGTATCAAAAGTTTTTCCTATAAGAGTAATGTAATTTGCGTTTACTATTTTTGCAGTTATATCATTTGTGGGAGAATCAAATTGAAAAACTCGAACAAGAGGAGGTTCATTATAACTTATTTTTATTTCATTTGATCTATCTTCCAAATTATTTGGATTTCCTAGAAATGGAGAAAATGCAGTAGCGCCCAATCCAAAAGTAGAACCACTTAGTATTATAAAACTATCTATAAAGTCTATTGGAGGATTGCCCGTTAGTCCTATTGTTACAGGCCCGGTATTTCCAAGATAGAAAGTAACAGAACCGGGATCAGAATAAGTAGCACCAGTTATTCCATAACCAGTATTTCCTTTGCTTCCAACAACACTAGGCCCTGTTGGTCCGGTGGGTCCTGTTGGGCCTGTAGGACCTGTTGGTCCAGTAAAACCAGTTAGTCCCGAGTCGTATTTGAAATTTATGTTAGAACTACCAATTATGCTCATGTTATTTCATCCTCGGATAATTTAACCAGTCTCCAATATTTATTATTACTGGAGTTGTCTAATTGATATTTTTTGTCGCAACGAATCATTTTAATTGGTCTTACTTTATACTCATTTGTGGTTCTATTTGCTTTCGCAGTAGTAAACAATGTTTCTTCTCCATCCGAATTAAAATTAATTGCCCATGCCAGAGAACCATGCGTTAAACCACTTGGATGATTTAAAATCATTTCATTTTCAGTTATATTTAATGAACCAGTAGAAGACCAATACCAACCATCCATTGGTGTTCCTGAGTTTTCCAATAGTTTAGAATTAATGTTAATGTCAGATGTCTTTGTACATGTTGTGGCAATAAATGCAAGTTCATCATAACTTGGTATATACCAATCACTTATATACTTATTGGTAACAGGATAGGTTCTGTTAAACAAACTTAAAGCCCTAGAACAAGACATATTATCAGATGATTCGGTTGGAACATATGAAGTTTGCGTGAAATTGTTTCCTGTTAATCCTGCATGATAAGCATATTCTGCATTTATCATTCTTGCAGTATTCAATATTCCAAAGTTTCTAGTCCACTTTCCATTGAAAGATATATTGGATCTATTTTCTTGCCAACTATTTTCGTCGTTTTGTTTTCGAATAAATCCACAATCAAAGAATGAATAAGTGTTTAAGTTATTTTTTGTTTCTTCAATATTATAATCGTAAACATACCCCTCTTTAAACTGTAAATTGTCTATACTAAGTTCAGAAATTTTTCTTGTGAATGGATTTAGCAATGGACCCCAAGCATTTGCTCCATTGTTCCATATGAATTCAAACTTCTTTGCTTTATTTGAAAACTCTATGATTTCATTGTTTTCGTTTAAAGTAATTGGATGTAGAGACATTAATACGATATATGAATCAGAATTTACATCACAAAGATTGTCAGCAGTAAATCCATAACCACTAAAATCGTATGTCGAAACATATCTCTGACAAACTGATTCTTTTTCGTGTCCTTCAGTTAGTGTATTAAAAGTTGCATCTAAAGATTCAGAAAATACTGAATTTCCTAAACACTCTTGTTGATTTGGATTGAAAATTCCAATAACAATTGCATTGTCATATATGTCACCAATCTTTAAAGATTGACCATCTACAACATCGAGACATAGTATAGTTTTTCCTGAACATGCAAATGTTTGACAATTTGTACCATCACCAAAATAAGTTTTATTGTTTTCTATACATGTTTTTCCAGATACATTATTTTCACATGTCACCCCGGAATCACAACAACCACCAGTTCCGCCATAGCACACTAACACTCCACTATTAGTAGAACATTTTGTACCTATTCCCTGAAAATATCCGCTGCAATTTTCTAAAGTTGTTTCTATACATGATCCACGCCCATCACAACATGCACCTAAGTTTTTAAATGCGTTTTCACAACTAAAATCTAAACAGGTTTGTTTTGTATTATTAAATGGATTCCAAACAAAACTTAGATTAGAATCATTTGCAATCGTGGCGCAATCGCAATATTTCAAAGATTGACATGTTACTCTATTATTTCTGCTATCTTGAAGACAACAAGCACCCAAAGAATTACAAAATGTTTGACCTGCCAAATATGTTATACCTGATATAAAATAACCATTGCAAGTTGAGTTTAATGATTCTTCTGCCGTACATCCTTGAGTACAACAAACACCTGTAGTGATGCCCAAGTTTTTACCAAAACTTGGATTTAAAATTGATGATAGTAATTGCACATTTTGTTGACAATGATATAAATTGATTGAATCAGGATCTTTATTTGTAATTTTTATGGAATTAGAATCTAAGTTGGTTAAACCATAACCAATTATGTTTCCATACCAACTATTTCCAATAGAAATAAAATTAATAAATGTATATGAATTAGCAGTGGTTGGTAAACACGGAATGTCTGCTAAAGGCCAATTTATAGGCGAAACATCATCATATAACCAGTTAGCAAAAGTTGGTTTATTGGTAGATGTTACATATTCAACTGGAACGCTTGAATTATTTCCGGGTGAAATTATTACAGTTATAGAATATGAATTATTTGTATTTTGTGGTTTTTTTAATGCAATAACATAACGAGGATTTTGAGGAACACCATCTACTTGATTTTCTAGATATGTCGGATATAAGAAAAAATGATTTCCTTGTGTGTGGTCAATCCACCATGTTTTAGTATAGTTTGTAAGATTGTCGTGTGTTAATCCTAAAAATCTTTGTACCACATTACTTGTCTGTGCATCAATACTTCTTGTTGAGGAATTATAAGAAGAACCAGTAATTCCTCTTTGTGTATTTCCTAAAATATTTTGTACTAATTCACCCTCTGATCCACCATCTAATTCCAAAAATCCAACATTAATTAGACTGTAGGAAACATCTATAGATTGGCCGTCCTCTGAATAATTAATGGTTACAAATGGATCACTATTGGTAGATATATTTCTAAATGTAACCTTATCAATTGTATAGGTTACTCCTGCTTCATAATAACTTTGTGTATTTAAATCTTGCTTTAAAACATTTGGTATGGCAGAATCTAAACTCAATCCTTCAATTTGAAGATATGCATATCCCGTTAATCCTTTTATTTCTGTAAAACTTTTTACTATCGTTCCATTATCATAAAAGTGATTTAATTTTTTATCCGATTCATATGTTATATTTTGAATACTGGGGCCAGTTCCACCAGTATTTCCATAAGCAGTAGCCCCAGCATTTCCTGTTGGTCCTGTTGGGCCAGTGGAACCTGTTGGTCCAGTAAAACCAATTAAAAAAGGTATTTTTTCTATTGGTATGTTGCTACTACCGTATATAAATTTTGGCATTACATTAATAACCTTGTTTCTACAGCAGTCAATCTAGTTTCTAAATCATCAAGAATTGTATTTACATTGTCAAATGTTATTGAAGTTCCTAATTTTACTGTTTCTGCTATAACTTCTTTTATTGAAACTGTTTGTGGAACATTTACAGATAATTTATTTGAAGTTAATTGAATTGCAGGAACAACAGACACGCTTACTGAATTTCTATTTACATCTAATATACTAAAGGGTGAAGGAACTGTTATTATTGGTGTGTAAATCGAATATACACTTGATGAATCAATTTCAATTGTGCCTCCTTGAACTACAAGTTTTTGTGATGTTGTAGTTGTTGCTGCAACACTAGACCACTTTACATAATATTTTGTATCAGATGCGGTAGCAACTACAATTCCAGTTGTATTGGGATCATCTGATCTATAAATTGTTTTATTAATGTTTCTGCTATCTGCAAAGTATCCATTTTTTACTGTTAACTCTTCAACAAAACCAAATTGTTTTCCATATTTCTTGTAAAACTCGTCATACAATCCAATTCTTAATTCATGTGAAATTCTTGCATCAACATAATTATTTGGAATATCTGTTGCATTTCCCGGTGTTTCATTAGTAGATCTTAGTATATAAATGACTTGTCCAATTGGTTCTTCTCCAAACGCTTCTACTTCACCACCAAGTCTATAACCAATATAATTCATTACAGTTCCAGTATAACTTCCGTGGGGTGCAACTTGATATATTGGTTTAATTATATTTCCAATTTCAGAAGGTGCTTCTACCTGAACTTTACCTGATGTTATTCCACTTAAAAAGTAAACATCAGCACCGCCAGCACCACCTGTTGCTCCTGCAATTGGGTGTATTGAACTTGATGGCAAAACTATAGATCCATAAATTACAACATTTAAAGTTCCAGCAGTTTTTGTTTCAACAATTCCAAACACTTCTGCGGTATTTGAAGATGTGGCAATTGATTTTTGAAATTCACCAGACAACCCATTGTAAAATATAACATCTCCTGCGGTTATGCCCAAAGAATAACTTCCATTGGGAATGGTTGTCATTAAACGAGAACCACCTTGTGTTATTGAAACAAATGTTTGGGAAGATTTAATATTACTACTACTAGAACAGGTCATTTATTTTTCCTCATATTGGGTAATCTGCATCTGCTACTATGTGATAAAATACATTATCATAATTTACTGCACCACCCGCAATACAAATTTTTATACCTTCTTTTGTTGCATCCGTTATTACCGTATCAGCACCTAATTTTGCAACTCTTGGAACGGAATTGTATCCAATTGTTCCTGAAGAATTTTTAAGATTTCTTCCAGAAGATCTATTATATGCATCGTTTGAAGTTCCGGTTAAAGGAGAATAAATTGTAACTGAAGGTGTTGTTCTTAATTGATTTTCCCAAGGAATAAATTTACATAAAGCATTTGGTAATAGTGTGTAGGATAAAGCATTGTATGATGGATCTTCTTTATTCATCATAGTAGAAAGACCTATTTTTTGATCTAAAGAATATGTTGAATAATAGTATTTCTTACAAAGTTTTAATCTTTCTTGAATATCTTTGTGTATATGTACTGGAGTATTTACCATTCCACCATACAAACAAACAGACGCTATACTTACAAATAGATTTGTTGATAAGGATACTGAATCTAAATTTGCTTTATTGATTAATGGTTTAAAATTAAATCCAATTTCGAAATAATCATTTTCTAATGCAGAGCCGGGATTTGGTAAAGTTGGAACTTCATATTGAACAACAAATTTTTGCCAACTAGTATCCAACGAATGATTTTCCATTGTATGGTAATCAATTATCGTTGTTCCATTATATCTTGAAATATAACTTGAAATTTCATAATTAGAATTAGAACATTTTGCATAAAAACTTAAAGTAATTGTTTGTGAGTCAAACGATTTAGCATCTGGTAAAACATGACCAATTAAATGATGATCTACTCCATAACCACCAGTAGCACCAGTTCCACCACTTAATCCTAATGCTTTTACATCAATATAATATTTTGGATTTCCCTCTACATCTGATTGTATATCAGCAAATTCTTGTCGTGTAATATAATATGATTTTGCTCCTGTTGAACCAGAAACACCATCATGTCTTCTCCACATATCAGCAAAACAAACACTGTTAATTTCGGTGTATGAAGAATCTCTTCCAACATCTGGTCTTTGCCAAATTGTAAAATCTCCGTTTAATAAAAGATTTTCTGTTTGGTTTGATTCGCTAGTTGCACTTGTTGATGCACCCAAAAGTCCACTATTTAAAGATTTTCTTGGATTGTTTAATATTGTAAACTTACCAGTGCTATATTGCATTCCGAAAACTTTTCCAGAATAATTAACATTAGAATCTACAACTAAGTTAGTGGAATCTATTAGTGCATTATAATCGTTTTTAAGATAATAAACACCCACACCACTAGTTAAGGCTAAATCTAAATCTCCACCAGTTGCAATTTCAAATATTGTATCTGAACCACTTGCAGTTTTGGATGCAATGACACCTACTGCAAAATCTTCTTCTCCTCGAAGTTCTCCTGCATTTGTAGATTTACTTAAAAACCAACCTTGAACTATAGTTCTTCCATCCGGTGCGTTTTCGTTAAAATATTGTGTTAGTACTGGATTATATGATAAAACACTTCCAATAGACCATGAGGATGTTGTTGCTGTTGGAAGAACAACATAAACTCTATTCATTCCTGTTGCACCAGAAACACCTGCTCCAGCACTTAAATAATTTCCTCTATAAGGCATTACCAATCCACAGTCTGCACTGATTCCAAGCAAAACAGGCTTAGAAACATAACCAACTGTATTTGGTTCGGTTGAAGATATTCCACCAGTTATAGATTCAGATAGGAAATAGAAACAACCAGGATTTAGAGTTTCACCCCCATTTATTTGCGTGAAATCACCTGTAACTTTTCCTAAAAGTGTAATGTAGGAAGCAGTAATACCAAGGTTTGATATAATTCCAATACTTTCCGCAGTTTGTTGTGTATTTGCTATTGCTGCTGTATAACCAGAATCTACTATTCTTACAGGCATACCAAAACTAAATCCGGGTGTACCTGAAGTGATTCCAAATACTTTATATCCAACATTTGGTAAATCAACTAAACCTGTAAATTTAATTTCTCCTCCAAATGTTAATCCTGCTATAACATTTCCAGAGGTTCCTCCAATATTTAATGTAAGAATTCCATCTGTTCCTGTTGATGCTAATACACCATCACCGCTTGTTGCTCCGTAAACCTTTAAAAGATTTAATTTTGCAATAATTTCTGTGTTTTCTTTTACATACCAATCATAAAATGTGGTATTTGATTGGAGTGTGTCGATGATATATGTGTTATTTGTTACAGGCATTTATATATTCCTATTATCCTATTATTAAATTATTTAGATAACTGCAAACACCTAAAGTTGATACTTTACAAATTGGGTATGAAACTTGTGTTGCTACTTGCAAAACACTAGTTATTGAAATCTTGTAACGGTGCGCTCCACACGAATTTGCATTTCTAAAACCAGCAGAATTGTCTGTAAAAGCGAATCCTTCATCTGCTTCACTAGAGCTGCAATTTATAAATTCACTAGTAATATTTAATCCTACGGTGTTATTGTTTGAAACTGTTGATGTAAGAGCAAAATTATTGTAAATCCAAAATTTAATTCCACCAAAAAAATTAACTCCACCAACTAAGTACCAACCGGGGTTTACAGTTAAAGTTGAATTTGTAAATGTAACTTGATTTGGATTTAGTGGCACAGCACCATCCCACATTGGAAATTTTAAATCTCCATCAGATTCACCTGTTAATGGCCAATTTTTAAATAAATCTTGTGTTAAAGTTTGTTGTATATAAAATTGTTCTTGTGTTTCATTTAACTCTGCTGCCTGAAGAGCATAACCGGGTGTAAATGCAATCAAAGGATAATTTTTAGGAATCTCATTTAATCCTGTATTAAATGTGGTAAATGATGTTAACCTACTGAAGTAGGGTCGTCCAGATAATGGGAGTATTGAAAATGGTTCTGTCATTTTTATCCTTAAATTGATGAGATACTAGTAATATTTATTATTTTAGTATTCGAAAGATTTCCTAAAGTTATATCATTTATCTTTTTCGAACTTGCAATTTTACCACTATATTGAACCAAAGGTGGTAGTTCATAAGTATCAACTGAAATTTTTTCTTCATTAATTACCAAAACATCAAGTTCTACTAAATTTTTTTCATTAACCGCAGTGATTTCGTATTTTGTTGTATTTTCTATTGCTGCAATTTTTGCATTATCTGTTTTAATTTCTTCTACTAAACTTGATTCTAAAACAATTTCTGAACCAACATCTATGGTTTCTGTTGGAACAGTTAATACATTAACTTTTATATTGTTAGTTAAGGTTGTTGATTTAAATCTACTTAAAGTTTGACCGGCTACAACCTCTTTTACATCAGTTTGACTACCAGTTTGTGGATTAATTGTTTTTGTTGATTCTCTTTCTAAAGGATTTACAACTATTCCATAAAAATTAATTTTTTCTGGCAATGTAATTTCTGATGCTTTTATTTCTTCTAAGTTTATTCTTGCATTTGTTAAAATATTACTTGCACCCAATGTTGTAACTGGATCTGCACCCAACAAATCAACAAAGTCAATATTTACTGTTATAGAGGACAATAAAAGTTCTTCAGAAATTGAACCCTCTTCTAACAAACCACTAGGTATTGACAATCTATAATCTTTATAATCAGAACCCCCGTTTACAACTTCAATTCCATTTATTACTATTTTTTTAGCAGAATTTTTATAAGTTTTTAAACGAATTACGCCATCAACACCAGTAGAACTTGTTATAGGCAATATTGGATTTTCTTGAGTTACAAATAATTGTGATGTAGCATAATTACTTAAATCTATAAAACAAGAAACAATAGAACCGTCTTTTGGTCCATTTACTTGTGCTTGATAAAGCCAATAATAGGGAGATGCAGTTGATATTGTATTATTGTCTATCAATTCTTTAATTTTTTCTAAAGTTGTTTTTATTGAAATTGTTTCAGTAGGTGTATTTGTACCAAAATAGTCTGAAACAAAATTTGATTCGTTGTCTGAAAATAAATTATAACATTCTGAACATGTTAAATTCGTTAAAGTGCTGTAAAGATCACCTTTTGTATATGTTATGCTTGTTTCTTCGCCTATGGGTATAATAGTATTTTCTTTAAAGTAAACGCCACAATTTCCAGTATTTCCAGGCGAACCATCGCAAAAATTTGATATTTCTGAATATTTAGTGGCAAATTCATTTTCCGCGTAATCGTTTAATGAAACTACAGGCAACCAATTAGTATTAACAAAACGAAGCAAAGATGGTGTTATTTTATATAAAGCCAACCAAGAATAACCATCAGAATAAGTTTGTGAACCAAATTCATGAGATGGTATTTGTGTAGAAACATTACTATAAATTAAATCTTTTCTATTTAATGTATTATTAGTGATACAAAGATAAACTATACCATTTGATTTATTATATGCATAAAATTTACCAGTATTAATTTCTTGACTCGACCAAGGTACATAGATATTGCTTCTAGACCAAGTATAGTTAGTAACAACAGCAACTACATCATTTCTACTAACTCTATAGGCAATTTCTGAATCGGTCCATAAAGTTCCATCTGATTGAATTGTATCATCGCTTTGTATTGCTTTTGTTGTATTACCAATTAAAACATATGTTTGGTCTTTCGATCCAACTCTATCTAATCTGTTTTGAACTAATTTTGCCTTTTGTGCTGACATTGTTTATCTCTTTAACATGGGGATGGTGAACAAGTTACTCCGTCATTTGGACTAGTAAAACCGGCAGAATAACACATTGTAAAGAAGTCAAAAATATTTATATCATTAAAACGAGAAGCGGTGATATTACCGTCCCAATTTGGAAAATAATGTGATGGTCCAGTAAAACCAAGAGTAAAACCAGAACTAAATCCGTTGCAACAAGTTAAACCATATAAATTAATACCATAAGTTACGCCTATTATGGTATTGTAGGTAGTTCCCATTCTATATGCACTATAGTTTTTGAGAACTGGATATTCACATAAAAGATTTGTATCCTCTCCTTCTCCCGGACCCTCATAGTCTGATATTTCTTTTTCAAATACAACCCGTAAACCGGCGGGATGGAGAACTTCTTTATAAACTTCAGTATATTGTTGTACAGGAAGACCAACTTTTAATAAGTAGGAATAGTCTTGAATCCAGTCGCTATCCTGCAATCTTCCAAAATTTAAGTAACTTCCAGCTAAATTTTTTGTTTCAGAATATGTTCCACCAGTAATTCCAGAAAATTCAAAGCTTTCATGAAAAAATTTACCACCATTTAATCTTAAAATATTTTCTTTTGGATAATAAAGTTTAATATCTTCAGTATTAAGACCAAATAAAGTTTCAAAAAAATAAATTACGGATTCTTCATTAGTTTTTCTAAGATATACATTTCTTCTTATACCATTAATGAATGATTCAATAGCCAAATCCGTGATAGGGCCACCATTTTCTGCTAAAAACCTTTCATCAATACCGGATGCATATGTAAATAAAAAGTTTTTATAATATTGTTTTTTCGTAGTTTCTATGTCTATAAGATTTAATAATCTTTGAGATAAATTATATTCACCTCCACCCGGTAAATCACAATATAACCAATCATAATATTTTTGAAGAAAATCAAATATAGAAACAGGATTTGACTCTCCGTTGTCTATTCTTTCCTGTTTTTCGTAAACTACCCAAAGAGGAATGTATTTTGTTATATCAAAATTTGTTCCGCAATATGAAGAATTTAGAGAAGTATTAGTTAATCTGTTTAAATTAATACCAGATGCTTCCGAAACATCTAAATCTATTCTTTCTTCATCTATTGTTGGAGAAAGTTCAATTAAAGTATGATTTATGTTTTTCGCTGTCGGAAAGACTAAAATCATATAATAGAAACTCCCTCTTGCAAACAAGTTATAACATTATTCAATGATGAATTAAAATATCTATTTTTAAATGGTATTGTCAAAACATAAGAATTAGCGGCAATGTCATTTATAATAATAGTTCCTTTTGATAAATTTACACTACCAAAATCGCCAGGTATTTCTACACCAAATGTATTAAAAGCTTTTATTGGAACAAAAATAGTCCTAGATGTTGCTTGGTTTGTTTTAATTCTTAGTGTTACTGTTTGACCAGTTTTTAATGTAAATGGAGTGGTAATTTCATAATCATCTATTAAATTATTTTTAATTTCATTACCAAAATTATATGTTATTTGACCATTCGATGGTGTTATAGTTTGTTTAAAATATAAAGAAATGCTATCTTCATTAATACTTACATTTCCAACATCTTTTTCTACAGAAGATTTTATATCAGATCCGTTTATTTTAAAATTAAATACTTCTCTTTTTAAGAAATTATCATCAACATATTTTTTTACTTGTTCTAATTTTCCTTGTTTTTCTTTTGCATCTCCAAATACACCAGTATATGCCATTGAATAAGTTAAGTATAAATTAAATGATTTTGGTTTTACATATTCTGGTAAAATAGTAATAACGCATCTAGTTTTTAGGAAATCTAATATCTCTTCTATTCTTGTTGGTTCTTGTCCAGAAAGGGATACAAAAACTCTTCCATATCTAGGTGGGTAAAGTTCCTCTCCTCCGAATACAGCAAACTCATCAATACTATTAACTAATTGAGCTTCTAATAAAAGAGAAATTATATCATTTTTTGTAACTGCTCTTCCCTGAGCAGAGAATAATTTTGGTGCTAAAAATTTTATTGTATCTAAAGAAGGTTCGTCTAACCCACCTGAAGATTTTTCTCTTAAAATTATTGATAAGTTATCAAATTGAAAATTTGGTGTACCACTAAGATTAAAAACAATTATATTATTTGCAACATCTCCGCTTGAAACTAAATATCTAATTTTTATAAAATCGCCAGGTTCTAAAGAAGTTCCCAACAAATTGGTTATACCAAATTGTATGGCAAAACCATCTATCAATCTTTCAACAAAGAATATTTTTTGATCAACATTATATGGAGATCCTATGTTTGAAGTAGGTTTCCATTCGTAAAATTGACTTTCTCCTCGTTTTTTTACTTCTACGGTTAAAGTTGATAAATCTACATCTTGATTTAGAATATAATACTTTTGTTTATTTAAATCTAAATTTACTATTGTTTCTACCAAAACACCTTGATTGTTATTGTCTAAGTAAAATAACTCTTTACCTTCTGCAACAATAATTTCAACTTGTCCATCTGCATCTATTTCTAAAGAATCTTCTAATGTATAAAATGTATATTCTAAACCATCATTTGTGGTTCCTACAAATTTTTCGTGCTTTCCAACTCTTTCTCCTGGCTCAGTTAAACCAGTTAAAAGTAATTTTGCTCTTGAAGATGTTGGTCCCTGTACAGTATAACCAAGAGGTTTCACTAATGAAATTACAGATTCCAATCTCTGTGCAGAATCCAAAAACATTTCATTTGCAACCATGTTCATATAATATGCATAGTAGAAAGTATTATATGCCAAAAGATTAATAAGTGTTTGAGTTACAGATCCTTCAAATGCATAATCTTTTAAAACAGGTTGTTGTCTTAAGTAGGTAGTTAGATTAGACTTTATGGTGTCAAAATCTAGTGATCCCAACTGTGGAGGTGTATTTGGATAATTTGCCATTTAAATTTCCTTATGGTGGTGGTGTTAATATATACGGATGATATGTTAGAGAATAAATATTAGCATCAGTTGGTAAGGGACCACTTACTATATCGCCTTCAAAAACAGCAAAAACATAACCATCTATAGTTGTGCTTGAAATAAGAGCTTCGCTTTTAAAAATTAAGGTAAATCCAACTTTACTTGGATCGCTATTGTAATATTTTATAATCCAATATCCATTTTCTAATCCATTATTAGATAAACTAGTAAAGTAATCTGATATGTCTTCATCATAATATTCAGTATGACTAATATACAAATATCCACCATTCTCTAACTCAGCTGAACAAGTTCCATCACAAGGTTGACATGCATGTAGAAAAAATATCCCATCCTCTGATGGTTCACATACTTCTGCATCCGTAGAAAAATATTTCATAATTATACCACTGTTTAAACCATAGTTTCCAGTAGTTCCTTGTAGACCCTGAGATCCTGTTCCTGTAGTGCCCTGAGAACCTGTAGTTCCCTGTAGACCCTGTGTTCCTGTAGTGCCCTGAGAACCTGTAGTTCCCTGTAGACCCTGTGTTCCTGTAGATCCTTGTAGACCCTGTGTTCCTGTAGATCCTTGTAATCCTTGAGTCCCTGTAATACCCTGAGAACCTGTGGTTCCCTGTAGACCCTGTGTTCCTGTGGTTCCCTGTAATCCTTGAATTCCTTGAATCCCCTGTGATCCCTCATCTCCTGCTCCGGGAGGTCCTTGTGATCCTTGAATTCCGGTAGATCCCTGCAAACCCTGAATTCCTTGTAATCCTTGAGCACCTATTGGTCCTGCTGGTCCTGCTGTCAACCCAGCCCCAACCCATGCTACACCATCATACCTCCATGTATAATCTCCTACCGTGTATGTGTCGCCTGCTGATGCTGGATAAGGGAAACCTGCCATTATCTTGTCCTTTCTACACTTATTGTAACAGTATCTATTCTCTCAAAACTTTTATTTTCAAATATAATTTCTACATCTATTATTCTACTGTCTGATTGATTTTGTTCAATTATTACATCCGTTACATTTACTCTAGGTTCATAAAAATTAACGATATTTGCTATATGAACCTTATATGTACCAACCACACTTTCTACTACATTTTCAAATAATAAATCATAAATATAACCTGTAAAATTCAAGTCAAATGCCCTTTCCCCGAATCTAGTTAAAACTATATTTTTGACTGATTCTTTTATGGAAACTGAATCTTTTTTTAAATTAATATCGTTAGTAAAGAAATTTTTACTAAGAAACATAGGCAAATCAGAAAATAAATTATTTGTTATTCTCATGATTATATTTATGATACCAAATACGCCGTTTTTGCATTATTTCCAATATCCGGTGCTTTAGACAAAGTATCACGATTTAAAGTAATTTCCACAAATTGTGCTGTTTCTCTAAGGAAAGCATGAGAAATACCAGTAACTAACCATTTACCATCAAAACTCTTTGTTTGATTTAAATATAGGGTTTCTGTTTTTGGATTTTCGTGTTTTAGATAAATCAAATCTCCAAGTTTTAGTCTTGCATTGTCGGCAGATATTACTATTGTAATTTGTTGAGAAAACAATTGTTGGATTTGTGCCGCTCTAAACAAAGGAGCATATGCAGGAGTACTCCAAAAACTAGAATATGTTCGGGTGTATGCCAAATATTCACCAAACTTTTCTCCTATTTCTGGACAATTGCAGCTACATGGATTGTTTGGGTCTGACCAAATACATCCAAGATACTCTTCTCCTAGATTTTCTTCAATAAGTTCACATTCCTTTAACTTATTATAAAGATGATAAAGTTCCAAATATGTTGGTTCTGTTTCTGTCGGTATTTGATCTTGTGCAGGACAGTTACAATATGGGTTTTCGGGAGGGCAACTGGAGGAATCAACTAATCCTTCAGGATTTGCACAAGTGTACTCATTACAAATATTTCCATTTGATCTTGCAAATACCACAAACTGAGCAGCAAAGTTTTGATCAAACAGATCGTAATTTACATCTTCTATAGGAGGTGTAATTATTCCGTACTCAGTTTCTCCACTTAAATCATATTTCCAAACATCGGATGTTACTAGTCCGGGTCTGTACAAAGCATAGTCTGCATTTAACCAGTGAAGTATATCATCTTTAAAGAATCTTCTAACTTCTTGTTCCAACGAATCGTCTGTATGTGCATTAATGTTTTCGGCAGGATAATCTGTGTCTTCATTTTTATTTTTTAATAATTTAGAATTTAATCCCTGATTGTCTAAATGTTTTACCCATTTAGAGTCTTGATTTTCTTTTCCTAAAGTATATTCCGAATCGTACTCCTTATCCTGTATTTCGTTTCTTCTAGAGAAAGGAGAATCTGTTAGTATTTGAGTTCTGTAAGGTGGAGTCATTAAAGTTGGATATTGTGATTCTCTTGCATCTGCATCTTCGTTACTATAACTTTGTACTCCATAATTCATTTGTTTGGTATTAAAGAAAGTAGAAATTGCTGGTTCTAGTTTTTGATACAAGAAAAGATTTCTTGGGAAATAAAACGACCACCAAGATCTGTGTGGTTTGAATTTTTTATGTGAAGCAAGCAAATATCCAGAACCCATTGCAGTTTCATTGTATTCGCTATCTACTTCTTTTGCATGGAACCCCGGATTTCTTTTTATACTATATTTTTCCCCTGAATAGAAATTAATGTCATAAAAATTACCATTCTTCACTTCAGGAGTCATGGATTCTATATCTGTGGTATAATATGGGAATTCAACATTGAACCCCTGTTCGGGCCATAGATCCATTCCCGAGTCAGTTAAATCCGATCTACCAAATACAGGAGAATACTTGTTCCACCAAGAATATTCTCTGGAAACATTTTTTCTTTCAATTTTGTTCTTTTTAACTGCTACATCAAAACCGTATGGGTCCATTCCAATGACTGCTACATTGTTTCTTATTGTTTGTCTTCCGGTTGGACCGGGAGTAACCTGAACAAGATACGGTAAGAAATATTCAGAACCCGGATCACGAACAAATCCATTCGGGAAATCTGCTATTCTGTCTAGACCAATTGGATTAATGAATTCAATACGAACATAAGAAGCAATTTCTTCTTTCTTTATGTTTGGTGGTTTTTTGTTTTCTATCTCTTCATCGAATATATTATAAGCATAGACATAACTTAACTCATCTATTTCTTCGGGATAATAATTTAAATGTGTTTGTGCATAACCCATGTCCGACCAAATTAATGGATTTGGAGTTTCATTTTCCTGACCGGGTAAATTTTTTACTTCATTTTTAGTAGCAATTACATACTGTTTTTCTTTTGACTGTGATTCCGCTAATGGTGTTACTCTATTGGACGACCAAGGACCATCATTGAGTGGATCAGTAGCAGTTGATCTATAGTATTTTAGTAATTTTCTTTTCGTTACAAAGGCAGATTTTCCATTTCGAATGTCGTATTTTTGATTGTAGTATGGATGAATGTAAACTTCCTCTTGATCCCACCATGCAGAACCATTTACACGATAATCATTTGGATTGTTGGTTTTATCATTTGCAAAATAAATATTGTACAACCACTCACCAGCACTGGCTCCAGTTATACCCAAATTAGACTTTGCAAGTATTTCGTATCTGCTTCCTTTTATTTCTTTTCTAGTTATTTTTTTAACATTAAATAATGATAAATCTTGTTCCAGTCTAGTAGCTCTACCACCAGAAACACCAGTAAAAATACTAGTCCCAAGTTGTTTTGAAATAAAGAACGCTTTTCTGTTCCACCATTCGTCATAAAGTTCTTGCCATTTTTCAACATAACTTTGCTCTATAGTTTCTTTTAAATAATTGTAAACATTTCTTTGATAGGTTATTATTTGTAATTCTTGTTCGCCAAGTCTTTTTGCTATTTCAACCAATACTGGGTTAAAGCAGTAATGATTGAAGCAATTTCCCTCATCGACGCAATCCATCAATTGATCCCATTTTTGATTGTATTCTATCTTTAATTCTTTTGGGGTAGACCAAGGATAATCTGTCCAATATTCCTTGTTTATTATCATTAGATTATTTGGATTATTTCCAATATTATCTGTATCACTTAGATAGAAAACATCTGCATAATAATTCTTGGAAGGAGAAAGCACAGAAGAGTAACGAGCAACATCTATTCCTGGACCATATAAAAATCTACCAGATGTTTCATAATATAAATCATTCAATAAATCAAAATTAGTATTTCCTTCTTTTGAGTCAGTAAATTTGGAAGATTCAATAGGTGTGCCCCATTCATTATGTAAAAGATTATAAACACTCCGATTATAAACAAATTTTCTATAACCTAACATGTATTTTTCTTTAGAACAATTTTTAATAAAATTAGGAACTTGTTGTAAATCTTGATTTTCTTTTAATACATAATTGTTTTCACCTACAGGCACTTGGTTGGGTTCGTCACCGGCCGGTATCCATTTGTGCTCTAAACCATTTTCATAATTAGGTAAAATAAAATAATTAGGAAGATCAAAATATGGTAAAGATATTTTTGTGAAACCTGATGATAGTGGAACAGGTAATTGATAAAAAGGATAACCATTGTGAGTTAAACCAAATTTTGGAATAGAAGCACCTATAGTTAAAGCAGCGGAAGATGTTTTTAACTTATATTCATCATTTTCTATTCTATTCGAAGTTATAGCACGAACAATATTTCCTCTAGAAACATAAGGAGATACATATTTTACTCTTATATTTTTTGTTATAAAATTCCATTGATTATCATTTGGATTTACTATTTCATAGGGTATTATTGTAAGAGAACCATCTTCATCTGCCAATCTGTTTGGTGTTGCAAATATAAATTCATTTATTTTATGA